CACCTAATGCTAGTTCGGTTGTGGTCTCCCAGTCGAATGAGAGCTTGACCTTATCTTGAGTGGGATCATCGGGGTCTTCATCCTCCTCCTCGTCAACAGTCTCATACGAACACTCTACATCCCAGTAACAATAGCACTCACTCACGCCTCGGCGACTCGCCGACTTGCTCGTGAGTCGAGCCCCACTATGCCACTCGTTACCGAAGTCATACGTAGAGTTATCATTCGGTACCCCGATAGCATATGACGCAACCAGCGGGCCGTCGTTCTTTGAGTCGACCGTCACCAGGAACTTCCTTGTGAACGAAGACGAACTCTCCTTACCTAGCGTAAGGTTACCCGAAGGTGAGTCCGATAGTTCTTTGGCAATTCCAACTGTACTCATGTTACTCCTACGCTGTCGCCGCTACGGCGAAGCCATTGTTGTCGATCAGTGTCTTGATCACTGCTAGTTCCTCGTTAGTCTTTTTCTGTTCACCCACCATCTGCATCTCTGGTGACTGTGTTGCGGCCCGTGCCTTGAAGATCACATCGAAGGCTGCTTGCGTACCTGCCTCGACGGCGTTAGGTGTCAAGGCTTTGGTAGCCTTTGCCTTCTCATTAAATCCACCAGCATACGCCTTGCCATTCTCCTCACCCGCCTCTTCCGACTTCTTCTTGCTGAGTAGATGCTTTGCCAATGAGTCGGCTAGTTTCTTAGACTGGGACTCGATGCCTTCTCGTAACAAGGTCTCGGTCTCGGACTCGGCACGATGTGCGAGGGCTCGCACCTCTTCCAGTGCTTCACTGAATGAGTCGCCAAGTGAGGCCCATGGGTTGATCTTTGTTTGGCCGCCACTGGCGATGAACTCCCATATCTCCTTGATGCTCTTGGCGATGCTCGCACCCAGGTTATAGAAGAATGTACCCGTCGCAGCACCGAATGCCTGGAACACCCCAGGTATCATTACTACGAAGATGTGCTTTAGGTCCTCCCAGAATCTAACTAATGACAGTGCCATCTTATCAACCTCTATGGCCCACAACGCACCAGCGTTCTCCCACGTCCAGGTCAATGTGTGCCACGCCACGATGATCTTCTCGACCACTACTAGGAATGTCTCCCTCAACCATATCAACGCATCTGTCAGCTTCTCCCCGATCATCTTAACCATAGGTGCTATCAGGATCGCAATTTGGTTCTTGAATCCGGCCCAAGCCTTCTTCATCTCATCGAGTGCGTCGTTGGCTTCCTCTACCTTCTTGATGCTGTTACGATCCAAAGCTATACCAAGACGGTCGGCCTCCTCACCATAGGCTTTGATCCCTTCCTTACCCTCCATCATCAGGTTGATTAAGGATCGGGACTCATCACCAAGTATCTCACTGGTGAGGGCCATACGACGGGATGGGTTCTCCACCTTCTTAATGGCTTCGGCAATCAACTCAAACTGCTTATCAGGTGCTAGACCAGCCAACTTCTTGGCTTCAATACCCAGGTCGCCTAGTGCCCTCTTGGCTGCTCCTGTTCCCTCGGTCGCCAGATACGCACGTTTAGACAGACGCTCTAACGTCTTGTCCATAGCACCAGCACTAGACCCAGCTTGATCCGCCCCGTGGCGTAAGGCGGCTAAGGACTCGGTGGTAACACCTAACCTGTCGGCCTCTTTGCCTAGAGCATCGATAGACTCGAACTGAGCTAGACCCAACCTGACGAAGGCCACTGCTGCGGCTACGGCCGCAGCAGCGACTGCGACTAGTGCAACCGCTGCGAGCTTGGCTTTGCCAGCGATCATCTTGAACTTGCTACCCATACCACCAGCAGACTTACCGCCTGCCTTAGACTTGTCACGGAACTTATCAAGCGACTTGTTAGACTTCTTGATCTCCTTGTTGAACTGTGAGGCATTAGCTCGGACCAAAAGGTCAATCGATTCTTTACTCATCTAGTCCCCTTAGCAGTTCTAATTGCCTGTATCAAGTCCTGTTCCATGTCGGTCTCACTTGTTGCTATGGTACCCTCTCCCTCTTGGGCAGCCCAGTAGGTCGTCCACTCTACCAGCATATCGCTCGTGAAGTCGACAGGTAGGTAATCCGGATGTGGACAATGTATAGCCTCGCACAGGCGAAACAAGACAAGGTCCACCACCGTCAGTTTTTTGGATCATTCAGCCCACTGATCTCGTTGACTGCCTCGGACAGTATCTTCACTACACCGAAGGGTAGTGAAGATACAATGGGTTCATCCTCTGCCTTGAAGACGGGATGGCCGTCCTCATCACAGACGGCGCATAGCACCTGTCTGTATAGGAGGTCGATGCCATCGGCTCCCTCGACATTAGCCCGTTCGGCTTCCTGCAACTCCCTAGTGGTGAGTGATCGCACGAACACGTGATCGTCTAGTTCGGGTAACTCTACCCTGACGGTCTTATGCTTGTGTGTACGGAATGCTTCTCGGTCTAACATATTAGGTGCTCCCGGTAAATCCAGGACTTCCGGTCACACGGATTGTCACATCCGCCACGGTTAAACTGGTCTTATCAACGGTGATGCTTAGACCCTTAACCCAACCTGAGAACGTCTCAACTACGGAGCCAGCAGCACAAGCGGACACGAATGTTGCTTGCCATGTGGCTGTGTCGCAACCGTTAAATAGATCAGATAGAGTTTGTGAAGAGCCAGCGGCTCCGTCTTCGGGATCGTAGGCGATCTGGAAAGATACTTCGCCGCCATCACGTTGGCCTTTGGCGAAGGTCTTGAAAGTGTCACTAAGCACCGTGGTTTCTATCTCGTCACTATCGCCGGCTGGACCTGACCAACCGGAAACAATGTTACCGAGTGTGTCGAAAGAAGAACCTGCTGCGGGGTCAACGGCGAGTTCGCTCCCGTGCCCAATCCTGCGAGTCAATGCCATAAGTATATACTCCTGTAAATGGTTTGATATCAGGGTATATATTCACTCACACCATATAACTTCAACATCCAATGCAGCCACGTGGCATCCGTCGTCTTCGGACAGGTTGTGTGGCTCGTAGCCGTCCTCATGATCGAGGACAAAGATGGCTCCTGCATATCCCGCACCGAGGTTACCATTGTACCCATGCAACTCTGACTTAACCACGTCAGCTAAATCGATGGCTGAGTCGATGTCTGTAGAGATGCACTCAAGATCAAAGAACGTATGGGTGAGAAGACCCGTACCACCGACACTCAAGTCCTGCTCTTGGCTCCGTCGCTGGAACCATATCCTGTCGTTAGGTGCTGTTGTATCCCACTCACTATGGTTCTGGGATACAACACCCAGACTCGCAGCAGTAGGCAATACCGTCAGGATGTTCGCATTGTTTATGATAAACGATCTAAGGTTCTCCCCTAATGATGCCATTCAACTCTCCCATATCTTCTTGATTTCATTGAGTATCTCGTTCCGAAATACCTCTGTCGCCTTATCTCTTTCCTCGTCCATAGCCCTTGCCATGTACTTCACACCAGGGACGTTACGTTCGGGGACACCCTGCTCCACCGGCCACGTATGCCGGAGGGCGGATACTACTTTGGCCCCAGTCCAACGTCTTGATCGTTTGAGTGACCGGACCTTAATTGACTTTCTCAACTCACCCGTGTCCTTGGGCACGTTCTTTTTGGCCTTCTTCTGGACGACCTTAGCGCCCTTTCTCGATCCGATCCGGATCGCCTTCTTGCGGTCTTTCCGGGATAGCTCCTTGAGCTTCCGGGATATCTCCTTGTCACCGATGATCTTGATGGAGAATAGACTCATAGCAGTTCTTCGCATGTAAGGTGGAGCCAGTTCTTTCTGTTGTCTGGGTTCTTGACGTAACCGATCGCCAATGTCCTGTCGCCCCAGGCGACACGACATTGGCTTGTAACATCAGGATGCCAGCGTATGATAACCTCATGGCTGGCTGTGGGTAGATACTGGCGGCTTAACTCTAGTTCCTTGCCTGCCAACTCCTTGACCTGCGCTGGCATGCTGGCGCATGGTGTGGACCAGTTGCCTGTCTGCTGTCCCCTAGTCCCTACACCAGATGGCGGTTCTTGTATGTCAATCTGTTCTGTTAGCAGTCCTGCTCTCACTGGTATCTCCCCGCCTTCAAGAAGCCAACAAGTCGTCCCACTCCTATCTTCAATTCGCTGGTGATCGTGCCGACAATCTCGGACTCACGGTTCTCATACCATCCGCCTACAAGTAAGCGGATCAACTGGGTATAAGCTGGTGGCAACGAATCGCCGTTGACGAAGGTAACCTGTACGGCATCTGGTCGATCATAGATGCTGGGCCAGCTATTAGTTGGTTCAAGGTAAGACGATACATTATCTGACAACATGACGTAATAATCAGCCGAGTCCAATGTCTGTAAGTCGTTGTCTCCGTCATAGTATTTGACGATGGCGGAGGCGGCTGGTGGCATAGGCAAATAGATGCGGAACGGAAAGAAGCCTAGCGTCAGTTGCCACGACTGACTGACATATACTCTCTCGGTCTCCCGTTCGGCGAAGTCGTCCGCAGCCCAGATGAGGCCGAGTAGTACGTCGTCGTCTCTTGAGAAGTCGATATTCAGGTGTCGTTTGATCTCGTCAACCGATACTGGTGGAGTCGAGCTTTTGGTTTGGCGTTGTAGTAGCATACGTTATTTAGTGTCGGCGCAGCGAAATCCCCTCAGCACAAGTGCTGAGGGGATTAAGCTAACGGAGAACAACTACACTAGCTGGAACCTGAGTCAGTTCCGAGCATATGTTTGATTGGGTCAGTCCCACTATTAACGATAGCCGAGTCAAATCGGTTGTAGGCCAAGATGCCAATGGACATCTCTTGAGCGTATCGCTCCGACAACTTACTGATAGTTACCCCAGGTTGCACGATGCGGACATAGAAGCGGCTCCAATCGCCAAAGGCGATTATAGCGTTTCGTTCCGTGGCTACCATAACGGGCATGTCGTTGTTGACGATGACAGGCTTGCCGAGGATCGTAGACCCTGGTGCTGCGTTAAGACCGGCTCCCCAGAGCGGACGACCATCAAGGTCATCAAGTGCAACGATGGCTGCGAGCGTGGCATCGTTCATCTGGAAAGCACACGAAGGACTCGACCGGTAGGCAGAGTCCACAGAGAAGTAGAGATCGTACAGGTCGTCAGCGACGATAGCGTTGTTTGTACAAGTGCTACCGAGCACGCTGTCCAACAGGAACCCACGGGGTTCAGTCGTTCCGACACCGTTTGTCAGCAACTCGTTACGGTCTCTGGCTACACGTTCACCAAGTAGCTCACCGACGTATGGGCCGATGGGGAACTGGCTATCTGTGAGGAGTTCGTAACTTATCGGAAATACGCTAGTTGCCCGACTAAAAGCCGATAATTGGACTCTGCCAAATACAACGTCTGTGTTACCAACAGTGGCAACTTCAACGTGGGCAGTAGCTTCATTGGCCGAGTCATCGACTGTTACGAAATGCAACGTCTCGCCTGTTCCTGTGTTCAACACACGGGCATTCTGGATGGCTCCACCGTAGGCGAGCAACGCTGTGTCGATGCCTGAGTAGATGCTATCGTTAAGCAGGTAGCCACCTTGAGTCGTAACGTCAGT